AGAGGCGGCCGTGTGTTACGATGGCCAGTATTTCTTCGATACCGATCATGCCGAAGGCGACAGCGGCGCGCAATCCAACAAGATTGATGTGGATATTTCCGCGCTGCCGGTCTCGGCCAATGGCACGCCTGCGTCTCCATCTGCGGCCGCCATGTCGCATATGATTGCCAAGGGAATCAGCCAAATCCTGTCGTTTCGGGATGATCGTGGTCGCCCAATGAACCAAAGCGCGCGCGCCTTTCAGGTGCAGGTGCCCATTGCCTACATGTCGGCGGCGGCGCTTGCGCTTTCTGGGGAAAAGCTCGAAGGCGGGGATGCGTCTGTTGTGGCCAACCTGCCCGGGTTCAATGTGGAGTTGGCCCCCAACCCCGAATTGACATGGACAGACAAGATTGCCGTCATGCGCACTGATGGCCGGGTCAAGCCGTTCATCCGGCAAGAAGAAGTGCCCGTGACCATGAAGGCCATCGCCGAAGGGTCGGAGTTGGAGTTCGAACAAAACGAACACCACTATGGCGTGGAATGGCAGGGGGCCGTGGGATATGGCCGGTGGCAACACGCATGCCTTGTGGCGGCGGTGTGAGGGCGCGATGAAAAAGTTTGAAACGCGTGACACCGTTGAATTTGGCCCCGGCACTGTGCTGGGGCTCACCTCCGCTCAGGCTCATGCCCGCACACAGTCTCTGACCCCGGTGCGCAAAGGGATCTGGCAAACACTGCGCAGTGTGACCTTCAAGCGGGGGGAGGTGATTGGCATCGATGATGCGGATGGCTTGCCGCGCTACCTGTCCGATCGGCTGGAGGCGCGCGCCACGCGCAAATCAGCCCCAGATGCGCCCCATACCGATCCACAGCCCTCCCTCTCCAATGACCCTGCGGATTGAAAGCGATGAAGATCGCGCTGCCTTCATGGACCCCGATGAATTCGGGGAGCATGTCAGCTATCGCCAAGGTGGGTTGGATGTGACCAGTTTTTACGGGTTGTTTGAGCAAACATCGGCCACAGCGGCGGGGGAATATGGCGGCGCGATCTTGCACCGGGTCACACAGCTCACCTGTCGCACCCAAGATCTGCCAACGGATGCGGCAGATGGCGATACGCTCACCGTGCGCGATCACGCCTATACGGTGCGCACGGTGGAGCCCGACGGCACCGGCCTGAGCGTGCTGCGGTTGGAGCAGGCCCCATGAGCCATGTGCGCACCCGCCTGCGCGAAGCGGTGCGCACGGCCATCATTGATGGCGTCACGGGGATCACGGCACAAACGGTGTATCTGGGGCGCAACTATCCCATTGATCTGTCCACAGGGCCTGCCATTGCCGTGCATGCCTTTGCCGCGCAATCCACCCCGGCCAGCCAAGATGATCTGGATCGCACCATTGAATTGGGCGTGACGATCATGATTTCGGGCGGGGATGATTTTGAAGATCGCCTTGATGCGATGGCCGCACATGTGGAGGCCGCGCTGGAGACCAGCGCAGATGTGCGCGCGGTGTCTCATGACATTTGGTTGGCCTCCGAGGAATTCGATCTTGAGGCCGATGCGGATACCCGCGTGGCCCGGTTGCATATGAATTTTCTGGCGCGGGTTCTGACCCCGCGTGGAAATCCCCAAACTTTATCCTAACCAAAGGAGGTTCCCCATGGCATTGCACCACGGGAAGGATGGCGAAGTCGAGGTCGGCGGCGTCAAGATTGGCAAGCTGACCAATTGGACGCTTGTGACAGAAATCGCCACAGTGGATGTCACCACCGCAGGCGAAGATTGGGAAACGCACCTGACGGGCGCCAAAAAATGGTCTGGCACGATCGATGTGAATTTCGATGAGGAAGATACAGGCCAAGCAGGTCTCGATCTTGGCGCCGTCACCTTGAAACTGTATGAAGAAGGCGACGTGGCCGGGGCCACAGAATATGCTGGCACAGCCACGATCACCCAAAAAACCGGCACGGTGGGCCATACAGAAAAGGTCACGCATTCCTTTTCCTTCACCGGCAATGGGGCGCTGGCCAGCGCAACGGTGTCCGCATGAGTATTCTGGACAAAGCCGTTTCCCATTTTGATGGGTTGCAAAACCGCAGCCTTGAGGTGCCCGAATGGGGCGTGACAGTGTATTTCGATATGCCCACCCTCAAACAACGCATGTCTTGGTCCAAGATGAGCGAAGCGCGGGCCCAAGCCACAGTGCTGATCAAATGCCTCAAAGATGAAACCGGCCAGCCGGTGTTTGAGGATACGCCTGATACCATGGCCGCCTTGCAAACAAAGGTGGATCCGCGCATCACGGCGCGCCTTGTGGGGGCCGTATTGGGCACAGCCACACCCGAAGATATGGGAAACGATTGAGGCAAAATGCGGATCTGATGTTCGCATATGATCTTGCGGCGATGCTTCACAAGAGTGTCGCCGAAATCATGGATATGACCATGGATGAATTCGCCGGATGGGTTGCCTGGGCGAAGATCAGGAACACCAATGGCAAATAATCTGTTTTTCAATATCTTGGCGAATGATCGCACAGGACGCATTTTTGCGGGGATCGCGTCGGACCTGCGCAGCGTAGGGGGCGCTGTTGGTGATGCGCAAAAGCAGCTCTCGGCCTTTGGCCGGGATGCGGCGCGGTTTGGGTCGGCCGCGTCGCTTGCCATTACCGCACCTGTGGTGGGGGCAGGGGTCAGTGTGATCCGCGTTGCAGCAGATTTCGAGGCCGCCATGAACCGTGTGGGGGCCGTCACGGGGGCGTCTGGATCACAGATCACGGCGCTGGCTGCGGCCGCGCGCCATCTGGGCGAAACCACATCCTTTTCCGCCAGCCAAGCCGCATCTGGCATCGAGATGTTGGCCAAAAACGGTTTGGATGCCCAGCAGATCCTTGGGGGCGCACTCAAGGGGGCGTTGCTGTTGTCCTCGGCCACCAATTCAGAACTCGCCAGTGCTGCGGATCTGGCCACAGACGTGTTGGCCCAATTCGGGATGCAGGCCGATCAATTCACTGGCGCGGTGGACACAATTGTTGGGGCCACCAATACCTCGAAGTTCGGGTTCGAGGATTTCGCGGATGCCTTGGCCAATGCAGGTGGCGTGGCCGGGGCGGTGGGGGTGGATTTTGGGGATTTCGCCACCGCCCTTGCGGCCACCTCCAGCGCCTTTTCATCGGGGGCAGATGCCGGCACCAGTTTCAAAACATTCTTGCAAACCCTAACGCCAAAATCTGCCGCTGCCGAAGCGGCCATGCGCGCGCTGGGGCTGGAGTTCTTTGACGCCCAAAACAACCTGCGGCCCATGGGTGCGATTTTCCAAGAATTGCAAGATGCGCTCCAAGGGCTCAATGTCAGTGGCGCGGTGCAATTGGCCGTGGTGGAGGATCTGCGTGCTCTCGAAGGGCTGGATCTGTCCGCGCGCGCCGATGGCATTGCCCGCATCCGCGATGAATTGGCCAATATCGAAGGCGGCCAAGGGCTGATCGATTTGATGGCAGGGCTCGAAACCGTGTCTGGCGATGCATTCTCGGGGCAGATTGAGCGTATTTCAAAATCTCTCGATGGTTTGCCCGATCGGGAGAAGATCGAATACATCAGCGAAATTTTCGGCACCGATGCAATGCGCACGGCTTTTTCAGCGGCACAAATGGGTGCCGAAGGGTTTGAGCGTGTTGCCCAAGGAATCGCATCTGTTTCAGCTCAAGATCAGGCCGAAGCGCGGATGCAAGGTTTGAATGGCGCGATCAAGCAGCTCTCTTCTGCGTTTGAGGGGTTACAACTGGCCATTGCTGACACCGGCCTGTTGGATCTGGTCACGGGATTGACGGGCAAGATCACCGAAATTGTGCGCGCCGCCTCAGGCGCAGATGCCGCGTTGTTGCGGGTGGGCACGGCCGTGGCCATCGCCGCCGCCACAATTGGCCCGGTTGTGGCCGCAGGCGGGGCCTTTGCCATGTTCTTGGGCGCGCTGTCTGCCCCGGTTGTGGGGTTGATTGCTGTCGCCGGGGCCACGGTGGGCGCGTTGGTGGTGTTTCGTGATGAAATCGGCGGGGCCTTTAGCCGTGGGTTGGGGTCCGCACGCGGCGCGGTGCGCTCATTTCAGGAGCAATTCCCCAATCTGACGGCCGTCTTGTCGGGCGTGGTGGATTTCATCGGGGGATCGTTTTCTGTGTCGATCGAAGATGCGCGCGCGATGTTTGAGGGCTTTGGCGGATTTATCAAAGATCTGTTCGGCGGGGTGGGCAAGGTCGTCACGGGCACCTTCACATTGATTGATCGCGTGCTTGGCGGCGATCTAAAGGGCGCGGTGGGCGGCGTTGTAGACATGGTTGAAGGCATGGTGATCCTTATCAACACCGTGTTGGATGCGCTCACGCTTGGGATGGTCACGCGCGGGGGGGAAATCACGGCCGGTTTTGTCACGGGCCTCC